GGTGGTGAACGCACGGTCGTAAGGCAAGCGTAGCTCGTCGGTTTTCTTGGTCACGAACGCCTTCAACATGTCAACGTCAGCACGCTTGAAGGTGGACGCAATCTCCCCAAGCTCAACCAGCCAATGACTAACGCACTGCTTGACGCTATCCTTGTCACTAGGGTTCAACGTCGCACCCTCCAGCAACCAATCGCAATCCCTTGGCGCCAGATTCTTGAACCAGAGCGTTTTACCTAAGCCCTGCGCCCCCTGAAAGACCAAGATACCCTCAAGCTCAACACCCTGCTTCTCATAGGCGGCGGCAATGCACGCCGTCATCCATTTCTTCATGAGCATCTCTTTGAGCTCTTCATCACTGGCCGTGATCGTCGCCAAGAACTGTGGTAGCCGAGTGATTCCATCCCACGGCTGAGAGTCAATCCATTCCTTTACAGGGTTGTACTCACGCGCCAAAAGCTTCAGCGAATCCCTCACCCTGTTGTGCGGTATGCCCCGCTGAATGCACCGATCCTCGATCTCGATGAGCCCAGACTCGTCACGCATATCCTCGATGAAATTTGCATGGGGGACTGTGATTTCCATAGACTTTTTGATGACATTGTACGCCACCGTGATCTGCTCGATGGTGAGCACCCCCCTCACGTTCTCTTTGGTGTTCAAAAACCTGCCGTTGGCGTTCGTCTGGAACTCGAAGTCAACAGGCACGTTCACGTTCTGCAATACAGGCGGCTCATCTTCACCCGCCAAGATAATTTCCTGCTTTGCGTCATTGTAATCGCCCTTGGCGGTGGGCATGAGGACCTCACAGACGCCGCCCTTACCCTTGATCGCCTGCGCGGCTTTTATTGCCTGTGTCTCGCCTGTTTTTGAGTCGTCGAAGTCCGCGATGATGACATGCTTGGCTTCAGCGAAGTGATGAAAGATAGTCTCGCACACTGGTATCAAATTATAAGCATCAAAGGCAACCACAACAGGCTGACGGGTGTCCTCGTAATAGCTGGCCGCCGTTGCATAGCCTTCGGCATAGTTAATTGTGTGCGCTTTGGCTAAATCGTCTTGTCCAAGGATAAAAAACGAACCAGACTTCTTTGAGCCCGTCAAAAACTTCTTTTGACCGTCCTCGCTGATGAATTGCAGGCCCACAACGCTCAGAGAAGCGTCCAGCAGGGGTATAACGACCGAATTTTTGCTCTCAAAGAGCCTGAGACCGTGGTTTTTGACGCCTTTTTTGGTCAAATAGGGGTGATTATAGAATTCTATGCACTTTTCCCACATATTTCGTGCTCTAACCGCCGCACGGTTGTGCTTGATCTCTTTTTCGACCCTCGCCTCCTCTTGCAGGCGCTTTATTTCCTCTTTTTGCTCCTCTGTGAGCTTATATTTCTTGCCGTTGTGCGGTTTCCATGTTGCCATCGGCGTATTTGCGTCGTGACGGTAGTCACCGCACCTTCCAAATGGCACTGTTTGATCAAGCCAGCACTGATACCAGCCCACAAGCTTTTGCTTGCCGTCAACGTCCATGTAAGCTCGTCCCACTGAGCCGTCAATGATTAAACCTTTTTTTGGATCGGGGGTGAGGCCGTTGCCAAGTAGAAACTGTTCAAATTCGTGTCTGGCTTCGCCAGTTAGAGGTCGGGTTCGGTCTTTGCTCTTAGACGCACTGACGGTTAGTCCCATGAAATTATTCCTTGCGAGGTTAAGTTGGATGTGTATAATAGTGCAAACATTTATAAACGACAAGAGGTAATTTTATTATGGCATTAACAGCAAGCTCCTCAGAAGGCACATACGAGATCGTACCTGAAGGTACACATCGCGCTGTGTGTTACAAAATTGTGGACACTGGTACTCGTGAAGAGCAGTATAAAGAGGAAGATCCTAAAAAGCGACACAGTATTTTTATTTACTGGGAGCTGGCGGATCTACCCATGGAAGACGGTCGTCCATTTTCTATCAACAAGCAGTACACACTATCCTTAAACGAAAACTCCAACCTGCATAAAGACCTCAAAGCATGGCGCGGTAAGTCTTTCACCGCACAAGAGCTTAAAGGCTTCGACCTTACAAATATTTTAGGCGTGAGCTGTGATGTTGAAGTCACGCACAATGCAAACGGTCGTGCTGTTGTCACCTCTATCTTTAAACCAGATGGCGGCGCTAAAAAATCTACCACCAAAAATGATCAGGAAGTATTTGACCTCGAAGAGTACGTCAAGGAATTTTCTGGTGAGTCGTGTGCCGCATCGAAAAGAATGTGTGACGTTTTTGAGGGCTTGCCTCCGTTCATTCATGACATGATTCAATCTTCATTTGAATACAAGGCCGCTGAGCGTAAAGGTATGGCTAAGGATACTGCAACACCTGCTGATCCTAATGCAGGCTTGGCTGGGGTCGCTAAGAAAAAAGAAGAAGTCGTTGATGACTTCATCGATGACGACATTCCGTTTTAGGGGTTGCTATGAAAATTAAGAAAGAGGATTTAGTTCATCAGCCTAAGCATTATGCACTTGATAATATCGAGTGCATTGATGCGATGGTTGAGGTGTTCGGGGAGCAGACAGTTAAGAAGTACGCTGAAATTGCCGCCTTCAAATATGTCTGGCGGATGAATCGCAAGAACCAGCTTAGCTCGCAAGATAAAAAGAAGGCTATCTGGTATCTGCGTTTTTCGATGGGTGATGATCCGAGAAATGACGCCCCATCAAAAAAAAGTAAGTGAATGAGTGTAACGCAAAAGTATCATGTACGGCCTATCGAAAGCTCACAAACTCATGAGTGGTTTTTGCACAAGCATTATGCAAAAAGATTGCCGACTATTTCTTACAGTTTTGGGTTATATGATTCCGACAAATCACTGAAAGGTGTTTGTAGTTTTGCAAAACCTATGAGCCAGACCTTGGTCCAAGGCGCACTGGGTGGTGAATATACAGACAATTTTTTAGAATTAAATCGCTTAGTCGTTAATGATGATCTGGAAAAAAACACGCTGAGCTTTTTTGTATCGCAGTCGTTAATGCTTTTGCCGAAACCGCAAGTTGTAGTAAGTTATGCCGATAGCTCTTACCATCATCACGGCTATATTTATCAAGCAACAAATTGGATTTACACGGGCCTCAGTAAAAAGTTTGTAGATTATGCCGTCAAGGGATTAGAGCACTTGCACCATAGCTCCATAGAAGATTCGGTCGGTCGATATGACAAAGATAAAGACATAGACAAACACCGACTTCTCAAAGAAAAGTATGGAGATTTGTTGTATAAAAAAGAAAGGCCAAGAAAGCATAGGTATTTTTATTTTACAGGGACCCGCAAACAAAAAAAGAAAATGAAAGACTTGTTGACCTACGCCATAGAGCCGTATCCCAAAGGTGATAATAAACGATATGACTCTAGCTATAACCCATCCACCCAAGGATTACTTTTTTGAGGATCGATATGGAATTTAAAGAAGGCATTTACGAAGACTTAGATTATCCAACTTACGCAAGCATACCCGCTTGGCGTTCGCATGATTTAACCACCATCATAAAGTGTCCTTACACTTGGAAAAACCAAACTCACAATTCGGAAAGCCCCGCACTGCTCGAAGGTCGGGTTCAACATACTTGCTTTCTTGAGCACCACAAGTTTGAAGATGAGTTTATTTTTATTCCCGACATCAACCGCAGAACTAAGGCAGGCAAAGAAGAGTACGAAGATTGGCTCACCACTGTCGGCGACAAAACTCCTATTAAGCCTGAGCTCTATGAAATATGCATGGAGCGAAGAGAAATTGTCAAAGACTTTATTCCCAAACCAGAGCACAGAGTAGAGCTTACGTTATGTTTTATTTGGAATGGCGAGCAGTGCAAAGGCAAGCTTGACTGGCATACAGGCACTGACGTTTGGGATTTGAAGACCTGCCGTGACGCATCGCCCCGTGGATTTAAATCAGCTATTAACAGTTTTCGATATTATCAGCAGGCCGCTTTTTATGTTCGAGCCTGTCGTGCGGTCGGTTTACCCACAGAAAAGTTTTACTTCTTGGCGCAAGAAAAAGCGCACCCGTATCCGTTTGGGGTTTACACGCTCAGCGAAGAAGCCATTGCATACGGCGATGAAAAAAACGAACAAGCTCTTGCGATGGGAATCAAGTGCCGAGAGTCAGGTGAGTACAAGCCTTACAATAATGATAAGACTATCGAGTTTAAACTTGATGATCTTTACTGAGGAAGAGCAGGCGAGAGAAGATAAATGGGCGGCGGATATTAAATATCACGCCGCACGTTATGCATGGTTGAGACGACACAGAAAAACTAAACGAGGCTTGCTCTGGTCGCAGTGGTTTGAAAACAAGTTCGGCGAGAACTTAAACCACTACGCAGAGCGTATGAAAAAAGACAAGCCTAAACCATGTCAGGATGGCGAGACCGAAAAGCTATTGTAAAAAGATGGCGAGCAACCAGCTCAAAATCTTCATCAATATCGCCGAGCTCTTTGATCATCTTTTCAATCTTAGCCTGATGAGCAACACCCGCCTTCCAAACTTTATGATCGTCGCTGTAACTGTAAAGAAAATCGTGGGCCTCGATTTCATCATGCAAGGCTTGGAACTTATCGCTAATCATTTCACTTCTACTCATGACTTCTCCTTTTCATTTTCTTCAATTACATTAAACCAGAATGCAATAGCCTCTTCGACTTCATCGATGTGCTTACCCCTCCAGCCTTCACTGGCTTTCACATCTTCATCAAAAGATTCTTTCGCACTTTTTTCTACTACACCTTTATTGTCCATTAGAACCTCCCCGCACAAATTGGACCAATACCCGCTTCAATACTTTCTTTCTTTGTCAGCTCGCGAGCGCAAACTGAGCATGAACCTGTGACACGACCGTAACGCTTAGCCTCTTCAAGAGGGTGCTCGCCGATATTTTTGATGAGCTCGACTTGCTCGTCAGTGGTATTGTAAGCCTTAACAAAAACACCCGCTGGAGTTATTTTGCCAAGGTATTCACCGTCAGCCTTGACGTAGAGGTGGCCAGCATTTTTGCTGTTGTCCTTAGCCACTGAAACTTTGATCTCAACGTCGCCGCCATCGAAACGTAAGATGGGACGCTTGGCACCGCTCTCTTTTGCCTTAACAAAAACATTGACCAGAGCGACGAAACCAGCGTCAGAAACATTGCGGTTTGCTTTGCGGTGCTCTTCATTGGCAATAATTTTTAACACAGCCCTAGACTGCCTTTCAGTCAAAGAGCCGTATTTTTGAATGGAGCGAGACAGGCTCAGAGCAAATGCAGACTTGTTTGCATTGGCGACGATCCAGAGACACTCAGCGCGATTGGCTTCAAGCACCGCCGCTAAATTCTCTTCAGATTTTTTGGCCGCACGTTTCTCACGGCTAACCTTAGCTTTTGCACGAGCCTGTGGGCTGGTCTTGTGAGTAAGCTTGCCAGTGCCTTTACAAGTGAAGCAGGGACCAACAGGGTTGCCGTAACGGCTGACAAACTTGCCAGTGCCACGACACTTATAGCACTCAGAAACAAACTCAGCAGTGGCCGTATCTTTGATATCAGCCGCACTTAGAGAATCAAAATCATCGAGA